TAATGGTCGGCACAATGCTATGCCTTCTAACGCTGTTGATGTTACACCTTATCCCGTCGATTGGGCTGACAGAGAGCGACAAACTCTTTTTGCTGGGTTTGTGCTTGGGGTGGCTCGTGGGATGGGTATTAATCTTCGGTGGGGTGGAGACTGGGACCAAGATTGGCAAGTAGCCGATAATAAATTTGATGATTTTCCACATTTTGAAATAAAGGAGTAAATTATGGCAAGTACAATAACAGCGGCAACATTAACAGTAACTCATACAGAAAGTATAAGTCTTAACGGATCTCAACAAGGATCTACTAATTCTTTTACTATTTCCTCAATTAATGAGGTATTTAAAAGGATTGTAACTTGCCCAGCTAACCAAGATACTACTGTTGCATTGTTTCAAAGCGCAGTTTCTGATGATGTTGAGTCATTAGGTTTAGATACTCAAGATGTAAAGTATATCAGGATTACAAACCTTGATGACACTAACTCAATAAATGTATCATTGCAAATAGATGCAGGAGAAGATGATAGTGCGGCAGATGAATCTGCAACAATATTACTAGCTAAAGGAGAAAGCTTTGTAATGGGGACATCTCATGATTCTGTAGGTGTAAGTGATGCAAATGCTACTATTGTTACTACTTTACATGATTTAGAAAGTATTTTAATTGATCCATCTGCTAATGCTGTAGATGTAGAAATATTTGTAGCAAGTACATAATGGCTGATATATTTACATTAGAAGATTTAAGCGTAAAGATCCCTTCTCAAAAAGAAGATGATCCAACAAACCTAAAGCAGGGAGAGGATGATGGCGAAACAGAATAAAAAAGCTCTAAAGGTTAAAGAGATATATAATAAAGTAAGATCTCATACTAGAGCTCAATGGGAATACATTAATCAAAAAGGTCATGACTTTGCTAACGATAATCAATTAACAGAGCAAGAGACTAGACTTCTTGAAGAACAAGGTATGCCTACCTTTACTATAAACAGGATATTACCTGTAGTAGAAATGTTAAATTTTTATGCCACTGCTAATAATCCTAGATGGCAAGCTATTGGATCTGAGGGGTCCGATTCAGATGTTGCTGCTTTATTCTCTGATTTATCAGATTATATATGGTCAAATTCAGACGGAGCTTCTTTGTATGCAAATGCAATTAATGACTGTATTACAAAATCTATAGGATATATGATGGTAACTGTTGACCCTGATGCGGATCAAGGTATGGGTGAAGTTAAGATAGAACAACCAGAACCCTTTGATATATTCATTGATCCAAAATCGCGAGATATGTTATTTAAAGATGCTGCTTACATGATGATAAGAAAGATATTGCCAAAAAATCATTTAATCGCAAAATATCCAGAATTTTCAAAAAAAATAAAAAATGCATCAGGTGATCATCAAAATGAATATAATTATACAGAAAAGTCTACAGGCAATTGGCAAAAAGATTTTGACTATAAAGATATAGATTCTACTGAAGCCATAGACCCAGAGACTTCAGAGCATGATACTTTAATTGAGTATTATGAAATGTATGAAAAAATAAAAATAGCATACATGAATGTATTTTATAGAATCCCGCCAGATGAAAAAGTTTTAAAAGATATACAGAGACAGGTAGAAGTAAGAGTAAAAGAATTGAGAAATGAAATGCAAGTCTCATTTAAAGAGCAGCAACTATCTATGCAGCAAGCAGTACAGGCAGGGCAAATGATCCAAGAGAGATATAATCTTGAAATTGAAAAAGCTAAAAAGATGATGCAAGAACAATTAAATGTTGCTCAAAGAGAATACCTTAGTCAACTTCAACAACAGGCATCTAAAGTTGAAAATACAATAATGAGCGAAAAAGAATATAATATTGCAATTAAAGATGATTCATTAAAAGAAAATATTGTTGAAGCAATTAAATTCCATGATAATAGAATAAGACAAACATGTGTTATTGGAGATGCATTAATATATGAAAAGATTTTACCAGAAAAGATTAAAGACTATCCATTAATTCCATTTCATTTTAAATGGACAGGAACACCTTTTCCTATATCAGCAGTATCTCCCCTTGTAGGAAAACAAAGAGAAATGAATAAAGCCCATCAAATAATGGTTCATAATGCTTCTTTAGGCTCTAGCTTAAGGTGGATGCATGAAGAAGGATCTATAGATACTGACCATTGGGAGCAATATTCAAGTTCACCTGGAGCATTATTGCCAATAAGGCCAGGAGCAACACCTCCAACTCCAGTTCAGCCAGCTCCATTATCTAATGCATTCTTTACTATGGTTCAGCAAGGAAAGCAAGATATGGAATATCTAGCAGGTATATTTGGAGCTATGCAAGGAGATACTTCAACTCAACATGAGACTTATCGAGGCATGTTGGCTATGGATGAATATGGAACTAGACGTGTAAAGCAATGGATGAAGAACTCTATTGAGCCTGCATTAAAACAATTAGGGCTAGCTGTTCAGCAGTTTTCTCAGTCTGTCTATACTGCTCACAAAGCATTTAGAATAGTTCAGCCAAATAATATATCTGAAACGCAAGATGTTGAGATGAATATTCCGATGTATAATGATTATGGAGAAGTTATAGGTAAGTTTAAAGATTATGCAACAGCCAAGTTTGATATAAGAGTTGTAGCTGGATCTACTCTTCCTGTAAATAGATGGGCATATCTTGATGAGCTTAAACAATATATGCAAATGGGCGTTATAGATGATATAGCATTTTTATCTGAAACAGATATAAGAAACAAAGAAAGAATTATGAAACGTAAAAGCTTATATTCACAACTGCAAGGTCAATTAAGAGGATTAGAAGAACAGATCAAAGATCAATCAGGCACAATTGAAACTCTTGAAAGGCAACTTGTTCAGGCTGGTATTAAGAATAAGGTTATGCAAGCTTCTGTTGAAATTAATAAAAAGAAAGAAGAAGTGAAGAGTGAGGTTAATAAAGAATCAGTAAATGCGAGAGCTCAAGGAAATATACTTGGGAATGTAGCAAAAAATAATTTAATGACTCAGCAAAAACAAGCTGATATTGCATTAAAAGGTGCTGTCCAGGATGTAAAAAATAGAGAAAAAAAGTCCTTGGACGATAGTGGAGAGTAATTTTAACTTTAACAATACGTTAGGAGAGTAAAATGGAAGATAACACAAAAGGTAACCCAGAAGCTGAAGGTATGTTCAATCAACCAGAGGATGCTGGCTCCGGAAGTGATTTCTTTGATCAATTAGAAGCTAATGTTAATAGCGGTATAGTTGACGCAACAGAAACCCAAAGAGAGGCAACCCCTCCGGTAGAAAGTGGCCCTGAACAGGTAACCCACGCATCACAAACGGAAGGCCCTAAAGATATAGATTGGGAAAAAAGGTATAAGGATTCAAGTAGACAAGCTCAAAAAATGTACGGGCAATTGAAAAACTTGAAACCATTTGTACCAGTTCTTGAAGCAATGAAGAACGATAGCGGACTTGTGCAGCATGTACGAGACTATTTGGAAAATGGTGGAGCTCCTGCTAAGACAGTACAAGAAAGACTTGGCTTAGGCGAAGATTTTGTATATGATCAAACAGAAGCTTTAGAAAATCCTGAATCTGATTCTGCTAAAGTGTTTAATGCTCATGTTGATTCTGTAGTTAATAATAGAGTAAATAGTATATTAAGTAAAGAAAAACAACAAGCGCAAGTAACACAAAAGCAAATTCAGAGGAAAAGAGAAGAAATAGAGTTTAGAAAAGCTCATCCTGAAATGACAGATGAACAATATGCTGCAATGATGGAAAAAGCTAAATCTAGAATCCTATCTTTAGATGATATACATCATCTAATTAATAGAGATGCAACAAATAAAAATGTTGCTAATGCTACTCGTAAGGATATGCTAAACCAAATGAAGAATGTCAGAGACATACCTGCCAGTGCAAGTGGTGCTAATAGCCAAGGAAATGATAATGCAAGCTTTGAAGATGAAGTTTTCAATTCATTACTTGGTAGTGATGGTGATATAGACAACCTGTTCGGGTAAGGAAAAATTATATAACTCCTTTCCGAACTTAATTTAAATCGAAAGGAGATAACTGATGAGCGCATTT